AAGTTGCAAATAGATTTTCGGCAGGTGCACAAGGATATCAAAACTCTGTAAGACCACCGGCAATTAATCCCGGTGGTATGGGTTTTGATTTACGTTCTCCGCAGCAACGAACTCAAATTGCAAATAGTGGAAGAGGCTCACGAGCTTTAGCTGCAGTAGGAAAAATTGGAGCTACTCCAATGCTTGCTGCTGACACTATAAGATCGGCTGGCACTGATACTGATATTGAAGCCTATATGAAGTTGGCTACGGCAATGGGATGGCCGACGGATATAGTTGATCAACAAGGACAACGCACAAAGAATTTTCCATCTCCTATGGCATTGAAAAATGCACGTAGGCAGTTAACTAATCGCGATCTGTTATGGATGGGTTTAAATGGAATGCAGGATGCAGTAACTTCTAAATTTGGAAGACTTGCACCTGCAATTAATACTGCCATTGATTCATCTTTAGTGTTTGAGCCTGTTAGTAAAGCTGTAAACACAGGCATTAACAAATTGTACGAACCTAAGTTTAAAGAGGAAAACAGGACTGGTCGTGAACCCGGCATAGCTGATCTTTTTGGATTTATTGCTAAAAACCTGACTCAACCCGGTGAACTTCAAGGGTTTATGAATATGATTGGCAATCAACCATTGCCAGAATATTTACAGCATCCTAATACTCTTGGTATGAGACCCACCGTTACTGCTGTTGACTTGTTACAAAATTTACTTATGCCTCATGGCCAAGCAGCTACTGGTCTTGGTCAATTAGGTGGTGGCATATTAGAGATCGGGAAACCAAATAATTTTGGTGGAAAAGTTACTCCGGAATCTGTCTCTCGATATTTTGGCAATGCTATTAAAAATGACACAAGCCATTTTATGCGCAAAAACGTAGGTGGTGTTGCAAAGGAGATTGGACGAAATACACCTCGTTCAGTTAAAAACGCTATTCGTACATTTGGTGCAAGTGAAAATTCATTTATACCGTAAGCATACTGACGGTATAGTAATGTAATGAAACGTTGCGAGGCAATTATTAAAAACGAGGTAGGTGAAACACAATGTGGCAATATGGCTACAGGATCATCTGCTTATTGCCCAAAGCATAACAAAGAACTTTACAAGGTAACTACAAGCCATAAGTTTGAGCATGGCTTGTATAGTCCTTTTAAAAAACGATTTAGCGCGGTCAATGAAACGCTACTTACTCGCATTAACGAACTGCGTGACGATCCAGATTTATGGTCATTAAAAGATGATGTTGCATTTGTAACAGCATTGATGGATATGCGAGCCGAAAGCATATCAGAGGGTTTGTCTTTAGATCATTATCGTGCTTTAGCTCAAAGCGTAAACGCACTTAAGCGAGCATATAGATCTGGAGATATGGATAACATTCAGAAATGCATTGACACTTTAGAGGAGCTTGTAACTAAAGGTGAAGACGCATTTGCTGGAAGTGAAGAAGTTGTTCGATTGATTGAAAAACGAACAGACATTATTGAAACTGAACAACGCATGATGCATGCTAAGGCTTACACAATAGAGGTTGATCAAGCGTACAGTTTGATCATGCAGGTATTCGGCGTAATTAAAACGCATGTCAAAAACGCAGAAGAACTAAAAGCTATTCGTGGTGGCATAGGAAAAATCCTGCGCACATATCAAAGTGAAGATGAAGAAATTATGGATGCGGAGGTAGTTGATGAAACTGTCAGTCAACACACGAGCAACGCCTCGTAATTTAAAACCCCATATCAAAGCAACACAGTCATTGGCAGTTAGTCTTTTACAAGCTCTTGACGCAGAAATTGAAAGCTCTCTTGTTAACGGTGATTTTGATTTAGGTTCTGCTTTTCCTATTGCTGGAGCTGATCTTGATTACAAAACGTGGCTTAAAACGTATGCACCACATGCAGCAAGTTCAGAGTTAGGCGAGCATCACTTACGCGCATGGGATTGGTCTGATGGATTCAGTCAAGGTATTGCACCTCCTGCGTTGATTGAGTGTTGGTTTCGCGGAGGTGGTAAGTCAACAACTGTTGAATTAATTACCTGTCGTACTGCTGTTCGTGCCACTAGGAGATTCGTTCTGTATGTATGTGCGACTCAGGATGCGGCCAACCGCCACGTTAGTGATATTGCAAACGTTATGGAGAAGTGCGGTATTGAACGAGCTGTTAACCAGTATGGATTTAGTCGTGGATGGAACGCTCAAAAATTACGCACAGCAAACGGTTTTAACGTTCTTGCATTTGGATTAGACACTGGCGCACGTGGTGTAAAGCTTGATCACTTACGACCAGACATGATTATCCTAGATGACATTGATGAACTTGACGATTCTGTAAATCGCGTAGAAAAGAAAATACAAACAATCACACAAACAATTTTGCCAGCTAAGTCAAACGACTGCGCTATTGTATTTGTTCAAAACGCTATTCACTCTAACAGTGTAATGTCACGAGTACTGAGTGGTGAGTTAGATATGTTGCAGAATCGTATTCAAAGCAAGATTGTTCCTGCAATAAAAGAACTTACATACGAACCAGTAGAAAAAGAAGATGGTCGTATTTCCTATAAGATTACTGGTGGGACAGCATCATGGATACACAAAAGTATTGATGTGTGTCAACGTGAAATAGAAGACTTTGGTTTGCTGCCGTTTCTACGTGAGTGTCAACATGATGTTGGTGTAGGTGGAAAGTTCTTTCCAGAGTTTAAAGAGTATGGTCCAACTGGTGAGCCGTGGCATGTTGTTGATTCAATTGATGTTCAGCCATGGTGGAGATTTTGGGGATCGCATGACTTTGGTACTGGCGCACCTGCATGCTTTTTACTTTATGCTTCAGATGAACGAGAGAACGTTTATGTTATTGATGAATGGTATGAAAGCGGACACGTTAGTTCGTCGCAAGTAGAGGCTGTGCTAGGAGTCCTTGAAAAACATAAACTAGCAGAGCCTAAGCTATTAAAACATAGGTCAGGAGCATGGAATACAAAGCTGGAAGCTATTGCATTTGACTGGGCCAATACATTTCCTCCGCAAAAAGTTGAAGAACGTGTTGGTGAGTATCCAGTAGAAATATGGTGGGAGAAAGGTCTTCCTCCTGTTCGTGCAGTTAAAGACCGTAAAGCTGGATGGCAACGCTGCAAGGAATTACTAGTAAGTATTGAAAGTAGTGCTGGTGTAATTAAACCTAAGTTTAAAATCCTGCGTCGTAATTGCCCAAATCTAATCAAACAACTTAGCGACACTATGTGTTCACCTAAAGATTTAGACGAGATTGACAACGGAACAAAAAATGACCACGCCATTGATAGTTTTAGATATGGTGCTATGTGGCGTGTAAATCCCGTAAGGTGTCCCGAAATTAATAAGGATGGAACTCCATTCAATAAAGAGAATCTACCAGCATGGGTCAAAGATAATAAAAGATCGGATTACGTATAATGGAGCTATGGCAATTTTTTATTGTAGTCATTGCGTTAATCGGAAATGCCTATGGCATGTACGTCATACACAAGGATTTAGTATTTCTTCGTGCGGAGAAGTTGCTTAAGTTGATTGAAAAGGTTGGTGAATGGGTATGAGTATGCCACCGCTTGATCCTAATGTTTTACGTCGTATGATTCCTATGGCAATGCGTAATCGCCAAGCGGGATCAAATGTACGTATGAGTGCGTTTAGTCGCCCACCTGCTCCTGCTGCTATTGGGGCGCAACCACTAACCAATAGCTCAATAGAACCAAAAGACAATCTAAGCCTTGATGTTGAAACTAAAGATTGGAAAGTTGTTCCCGGAGATCAACCAGAGCAAGACCGCAAAATTGTTGATTTTGTAAAAACTCAATTTGATACTTCTTACCGATCAAGAAGTGAAATGGAAATTGAGTGGGCAATGGCTAGTGCCTTTTTTGAGGGACGCCAATGGTTTAGAATTAACACTAACTCACGCAACTTAGTAAATTTACAAAACCCAAATGAGCCTAACCGATATATGACGGTTAATAAGATTCGACCATTAATTGATGGAGTTGTGGGCAAGCTTACTCAGTGCAGTCCGGACGCTACTGCAGTCGCTCTTTCTGACGCGCCACAAGACCGACAGGCAGCCGATGAAGCCAATTACTTGGTACATCACTACAATCGTAAGTTTTGTCGTGAAACGCAGCTAAAAGAACGTGTGCGATGGGCATGCGTTACTGGTACGTCTTACCTCAAAGTATTTTGGGATACACGAAAGGAACAAGTCGTTCCTCAATTTGACGCAACTGGACAGCAGATACTAGGTCATCAACTGATGAAAGTTGGTGATGTAGTTGAGCAAATCCTTCCTTGCTTTGATGTTTACATTGATCCGTCTGCTAAACGTGATGACGATATTCGATGGATGATTCATGCAATGATCAAACCATTGTCGTGGTTTGTAGATAGCTATGGCGATATTGGAAAGCTTGTAAAACCTGATGCTGTTATGGGCCACAACAGTGGTTACATTGATAGTTATTTAGAAGGTGCAAATGGATCAGGGCGCGGTTGGGTTCCTCCCTCTACAGCGCGAATTAACAACTATGACACTCGCAAGCTAAGTGCTGTTGTTTACGAGTATTGGGAAAAGCCATCTGCGTTATATCCAAAGGGTCGCTACATTGTTTCGTCAAATGGTGTTTTGCTCTATGCTGGTATTTGGCCATACGACAAGCGTGACTCATTTCCATTCATTCCATTACGATGGCAGCCACGTTCTGGAACACCATATGGTTACTCGCTAGGATTTGATTTGACATCGTTGCAGTCAACATACAACCGTGTCTACTCTCGTTTACTTGAACAGTTTGAATCGCAGAAAGACTACATTATGGTCGAGCGATTAAGTAACGTAGGAGCAGATGCATACGATAATCAATCTGATGATATTGAAGATAAGAATCGTATTTACCGAAAGGTCTACTACAACCGTGGTTCACAACCACCATCAATTCAACGCGCACCGGGAATAGGTGGAGATCTATTTCCATTACTGCAAATGGTTGAAAAAGACATGATGGACATTGCTGGATTGCACGATGTAAGCCAAGGTATGGCACAAGCAGGTACGCCAGCTGAGTCCGTTCGATTGTTGCAAAAAGCTGACAATACCCAGCATAGTTACATCCGAGCAGACATTGAAATTAGTACTGCCAAAATTAAAGAATGGGAAGTAGCACTTGTTAATCAATTTGCAATTGTTCCATTTGTTGGAAACGTTGAAGGTGGTGATTTGCCATCTGACAAAATTGAGCAGGGTGTTATGCGATTTGACGCCATTCGCAACGGTGGTCAGTTCCGTATAGTTTATGTACCGGGGTCCAGTATGGATGAAGGCCCAGATGTACGTTTGCAAAAGTATGCAACATTACGTCAGATGGGTGTGTTTGGAGATCCTTCAGATCCAGCTACTAACAAGCTTTTTGTTGAGATGGTAAATATGCCAGAGTCAAGCAAGATCTTAAAGCATCTTGAGGCTCAGAATGAAAAGTTAGCACAAGCACAGCAAATGCAGATGCAGATGCAAGAACAACAGATGGCTATGCAACAGCAACAAGTTGCTGCAGCACAGCAGCAAGTTCCACAAGTTAATCTTGAAGTTGAGCAAGCTAAGGCACAGATTGAGATCCAGAAACGAGTAGCAGAAATCAAAGCAAAGCTAGAAGCTGATATTGCTTTAGAAACTGCAAAGGCTGGAATCGCAAGCAATGCGCGTGAAGAAGAACTGTCCGCGCAGGACCAGAGAAATATGTTATCTGGCATGCAAGAAGAAAATAGGAGTACAATGTAATGTCCGATGAGATGGTGATGCGAACCGCTGACTCACCAGCAGCGGCGACGGGCGATTATGGAGCAGCTGAAGCGTTATTAGATTCGATACAGGGAGCCGCCGACCCTAACGAATGGGCGTTAAACAACGAAGAATCTAATGAATGGCAGCTTGGCTCAGACGAAAATACTTATGATGAAGTAGATGTAACGCCAGAAGATCTGGAGTCTCAACTACGTCAGCAACTGTATGACACACTGGCAGACGACCAACCGGGATCAGTGCCATACGAGCGATTTCGTGAAGTTAACGAACAAGCTCGTTCCGGCAGAGAATATCAAGAACGGTTAGAACGTTGGTCAGATGTTATTCAGCAATTAGAGTCTAACGGATTCCAATCTGCAGCTGATGTCCAACGCGCTTTACAAGAGCAGCAATGGGAACAGCAAGAACAACAGGTTAGAGCCGAATACGACCAATTAATGAATCAGGAAGTATTAAGTCCTGAATTAGCACATGCACAGGCAGAAGCTGAAGTTCAGCGAATGCGCTATGACAGGCTAATGAATCAGATGTCTGAGTACATGGTTAACCAGCAGCGGGAGTCCGCATTGCAACAGTACCCATATGCTAGGCGTGGTATGGATATGTATGAGGGCCTCATTTCTAACGGAATGAATCCTATGGATGCAGCAGAATACGTACACAACAGTGTGGCCGGAATTGTTGAATCTATTGTTCCTCAGTTAACTGGGATGCTTTCTGAACGAATGCAAGTTCCAGTTCCGATGGACACATCATATTCAAACCAACAAGTCGTCTCTCAGCCCGATCCCGTACAGTCTCGTTCCGCTTTAGGAACAATCAGTAAACTGTTAGGTATCGGCAGGTCACCGAATCAACTTTAAGGAGTAAGTCACAATGGCTATTGACTTTAATGGTGCCCTTACCCTCGCGGATCAGGCTATTTTGTCCAACGATCCGCTGGTTAAGGAAATCACCAAGAGCCTTCACCAAACATGGAATGCTATCAAGGATATTCCATTCTTCACCTCGCCTAGCCTTAAGCAGGTTGGCGTACGTTACTTAAACGGTAATATTCCTACCCCAAACTGGACTGGAATTAACACAGAACCAGCCGCTGTTCGTGGAAAGCCGAAGTCGTATGAAGAGGCAATGTATCTTGTTCGTAACAAGATTACTGTTGACCACGTTTTGCTTGACCAGCCTAATAACATCATTGATCCTGTAGACGCACAGATCAAGATGTTCTTAGAAGGTTTTGCATACGATTTCAATGATAAATATATTAACAATGATCCGACATCTACGGTCATTGGTAATAGCTCAGATTGTTTTCCAGGACTTAAGTATCGCTTAGATAACTTCAACGCATATGACATTCCCGGTGAAATGTCTATTACATCCACTGCTGATATTTCAACTGCAAACTTGTTTGCAGCTGCATCTGCTACTACTGGTGCTGCTGCTGCAAACCGTTTAATCGCTGACTTCCAGTATGTTCTTGACAACATGAACTCTCCTGATGGAGATGGCATTGTTGCATACATGTCTGAGCAAACAAAGCGTCAGGTTGAAATGGCTATCCGTGTTATGGGTATTGGTGCTGGTTTTGACATTACTCAAGACAGTTACGATCGCCCAGTGGAAAAGTACAAGAATGTTACTATTCGTGTTGTTGGTCGTAAGTCTGATGGTGTAACTCCTGTCATTCCTAACAACCAGACAATTACGGGTATTACCGCTGGTACTGCAACTCAGATCTACTTTGTGCGTTACGGTTCTGGCTACGTACAGGGTTGGCAGTCTGGTCCGTTTAAGCCAACGTATCTTGGACTCAGCAAGGAAAACGGCATCATGCACAACGTCTTATTTGACTGGGGTGCTGGTCTCTGGATTCCTCATGTTCGTGCTCTAGGACGCTTGAACGTCAAGGTCAACTAATAAGGAGTAAGACATGGCAAGAGATTTTAAAACATCGTTTATTTTCCCAACGCAAACGGTTGGTGCTAACGTTCTCGGTAATACGGCAAACCTTACACAGGTCTTTCGTACTGGCTTTAATACGTTAACGGTTAACTCGTCTGTAAATACTAACCCACTTACTGCTGTCACATCCGACTTTTTCTACATTGATGAAATGGTTGCTGATCAGTATGTGCTTAATAATAGTGACGGAACTAAAGGCGAGGGCATGGCGTCGGCAGCGGCTCCATTAGGAATCAAAATCACCTCGATTTCAAGTTCTGCTGCAGGCTTGTTTACTGCTGCTAACCATGGATTGCAGCAAGGGCAAACAGTTGTATTCTCATCTGTTACCGGTGGTGGCGGTGCGATTCGTGCATTCCGTCCTTATCGAGTGCAGTTGATTTCTGCAAGTACTTTCTATTTAGCAGAAAACTGGTCTACTAACTACATTGTCACGCCAACTGTTGTTAGTGCTGGTGTATTATTTGCAACTCACCCAACGTTTGGACTTGGTCCTTTAGGTATTCAAGGGCAAGCGGGAGCAGTTCCTGAAGCAACTCCGGGTCAGTATGTTCGCCCACTGTACTTGCGTTGTGTAGTTCAACCAAATATTACTACTACAGCACAGACTGGCCCTGTAAACTTGACTAACTTAACGGTCACGCTAACAGGTTCATATGTACGTGGATTTAGTGGTACGGCTGGAACCATTGCTGACCTTGATAGCCTTCCGTATGCAACAGTTGCATCAAAGACATTCCAGCAGGTTTTCTTTGATGGTCTTAATGGTGTGCCAAACACTGGAGCAGTATTTACGGTTCCATTTCAGACAGACTTTCCGTTCTTACGTGCAAGTCTTTCGTTTGGTCATACTGAGACTGCTACGACCGGACTTATTGCTAACACTTCTACAATTAACGTAGGAATGAGTGTAGTAACCGGTCGTGAAAACGCAATGGTCTAAGGTGTAAATAATGAATCTAGGTCAAATTAAACAACGAGTAAGAATGCTGGGTCGGAATTATTTCGGCACAGATGCTGATCGAGATCCGTTTGGCCTAGATTACATTATTAAAGAGTCGGCCAACCAGATAGCCAGAAATACTGACTGTTTGGTTGGTCGTCGGTATTTAAGTCTTGTAGCAGGACAAACAATTTATGCTACACCTGATATTTATAAGATTCGAGCTACTAGGTTTCTTGACTCTAATGGTGATTATGTGCAGCCTCGCATGTACAACTATGGAGACCAAATGCTAGTAGCATTAGCCAATAAGCCAGCACAAGCATGGGCTGAAGCAGTTGGCATTAGGGGTATGAATGAAATTGCAATTTACCCAACTCCATCTGCTGCAGTTACAAACGGAGTTATGGTTGAAGGGTATGCAATCCCCGGTGAATACTGGGCCTATGATGTCAATGGAAATCCTATTGTCAATACTGACGCAACGGAATGTCCGTTACCTGTTGTGGCTCACGACTGTCTTATCTATGGTGTTCTTGCTGACCGTGCCATGCAAATGATGGATCCTAATGGCATGCAGATTTTTAAAGCTCAATACATGGATCGCCTTGGGCAAGTAGAATCATATGCAGCAATGTATATGAGGAGGACAGTCTAATGGCATTAGGTTTTACTGCATTACGAACAGAAACCCTGCGACTTTTAAATGAAACAAATACATCAGTAGTTGCCGAATTAGCTTCTGGTGTTGGTGGTGCAGCTGAAGCATTGTCTGATGTTGCTTTGCTTAATTACCTAAATGAAGGCGCACTTGAAATGTCGCGCACGTGTATCCTCATTGAAGGAAACATTACTGTCAGCAGTACGACAAGCCGTTTAAATAGTACGTTAGGTACTATTATGTGGTATCCATTTACTGTGTCAACAGCTGCTGCTCGATTAACTCACTGTGGAGAAATGGAGCTTCACGCTTACGATCAGTCATACACTGCAACTACTGGAGTACCTACTAATTGGTATCGTAGTGGTGTTTACAATATTGGTTTATATCCAACTCCTACAACTGCTGTAACACTAACCGTAACTGGAGCGACAACTCCAACTCCTCTAGCTTATACCGGAATAACAGGTTACGTGCTTGCTACTGTTGCTCTTGGCACGGCAACAATAACTGCAACAAACACGTTTGCTGTGAACCAAGCCGTAGTGTTTAGGACATCTACAGTAACAAACATTGTTGCTGGTACTACGTATTACGTTATTGCAACAGGGTTATCTCCTACTGGATTTCAGATATCTACATCTGTTGCTGGAGCAGTATTGACTCCAACAGGTGGTACAGCAGGTACGTTCTCAGTAGAAGCAACACCAACTGACACTAATACATTTTCATTTCTTCCTGATGACACACTGTTAAAAGCATTGCCAGCTTATGCAGCATCTAAAATTGCATTGAAAAACTACGATGACCCATCGTTGATTGGTCGCGCATTCTGGAAAGATTGGTACGATCTTACGCGCATGACACTATGGGCAGCATTGGATGCAAGCTACAAAGCGCCGGGTGGATTATTTTCAATCCCTCCTGTAGCACAATCAGGAAAGTAATTACAATGGACAAGTACAACATTGACTTCAATCAACTATTAGCAGCACTAGCTGGAGCAATTACTGGAACTGATTGGAAAAAAGTGAGGACTGTTATGCAAGGCGTTATAACTGTGTTTACTGGAACTGTTTCTGCTGTGTACTTAACGCCGTTGGTAGCCGAGCAAATTGGTTGGACTAAACCAGTAGAAATGCTTGGCCTTTCTTTTTTACTTGGCACATTAGGGTTACGTACTGTTCAAGCTTTTAATTCTTTTGTTGAAAAAAAACTATTAAAGTTAGGTGAATGATGCGAAACACATTAAAAATTACAAACGTAACAGACAACCAAGACGGCACATTAACGTTTGAATTTGATGCCGGTCCGGCTATTACACGCACTACACAGGAGTGGCAAGATGAAATTAATACTTGTTACAACAACTACACAATTCCAATGCTGAGAGCATTAATAGTTGATGCGTATTTATCTAGTGGCATTGTTCCTGTAGAGGCTATTATTGACACAACTGCCCCGGCAAATATATGGATAGAAAAACGTGGCTAGAACAGACTTTGTTTTTCCGTATAACTTCCCACAGTCTACGTCTAGTGGCAATGCTGGCAACCGTCAGATTCGTGCTATTGGTGACTATGTGGCATTTATACGTCAAGCGGAAAGTGCTGACACTATAACAGATGTTGGTTTTTACTTTGATGCTAGAGGAACAAATGCTACGCCCGGCACGGCTCGTGTAGGCATCCAAACGGTCACGTCAAGCGGTGCAATTTCTGGAACGTGGTTGGGCTATACAGATTACACTGCGAATGCTACAAACTTCCCTAACTTTACAGCCGTCACTTTAAGTATTACTGCTAACGGTACTGCATCTGTCACTAGAGGGCAGTTTTACGCTATCGTCGTTTATTGCCAATCTGGTACGTGGGACGCAACCAATAACTTACAGATTTCAACTATTAATACTAACGTAGGGCAAATAGCAAATACGTTTCCAACTATGAGGGCTGTAGTAGGTGGAGTACAAACTGATACTAATAACCCATCGACACCAATGCATTGGGCAAAAAGTAGCACTCAATATTACGGCAATGCGTTTTATGGCTCTGGTAGTATTGCGTCATTTAACTCGGCTGCTACACCAGATGAAATTGGGATGAAGTTTGTAGTGCCATCTGGGTGGACTACGAATTTTAATGTGCTAGGCATACAAGGCGTGTTGGGTCCGACAAACTCGGCTGCTACATTCAACATGAAGTTGTATGACTCAGCAAACAATGTGTTGCAGACTACGTCTTACAATAGCCTAGACATTTATGGTGGGAATAACGTTAACAGTCTACGCACCGTTTACTTTAACACTACTACGCTTAGTAATCTCATACCCGGAGATACATATCGGATAACTATAGAGGCAACCTCTGCCACACTAGGTGCAATGTCAATGCAACGTATTACTTATCCTAGTGCTGCACACGTTGCAGCATTTGTTGGAAGTGGAACATATATGCGTACAGAACGCACCAATGCAGGAGCGTGGACAGATACGGACACACAAGGGCTTTGTTGGAAATTAATTATAAGTGCTGCTACCGCTACAGGTGGTGCAGGTGGAATAGTAGTACATCCCGGTATGTCTGGTGGAATGAGAGGTTAGTATGCCAAAAGAGATACTTAAACGTGGAGCCACTAGCAATATCATACGTGTGTTCCTACAAGACTCAGCGTCAACTACTGGCGCTGGTAAAACAGCACTTACCAGCACGTCTAGTGGGTTAATCATCTCGACTATTGCTGACCTTGAAGCTACAGCAACAACATACACGAGCGCAGCCACTAACGTTGAAACCATTACTACACTAGGCACGTTTGCAGCGCCTACGGCTAGTAAGTGTAGGTTCCGTGAAGTCGATGCTACAAACTTTCCGGGTGTGTACGAAATACAAATTGCGGACGCAAGATTTGCCGTTGCAAACTCAACGCAGTTGCTAATTAGTATTCAATGTACCGGCGTAGCACCTGTATTTGTTGAGTATCAACTTGTCGCTGTAGACCTGATGGATACAGTCCGTTTTGGGTTAACGGCTCTGCCAAATGTGGCTCAAGGTACATCAGGCGCATTATCTACAGGTAACGCATCTGGTCAAGTTACTGTTGCTACTAACAATGACAAAACTGGATATAGCCTTACACAAACATTCCCAACAAACTTTAACTTGCTTGCTATAAATGGTAGTGGTGCTGTAACCGCTGGCACCGTAAGTGACAAAACGGGTTACTCATTATCTGTTGCGCCTCCTACTGCTGCACAAATTTGGGCTACGGACGTTTCGGGATATACAACTGCAGGACAAGCAGGTACGTATCAAAATAAACTTGATGCTGCAATTACTACACGTATGGCTTCATTTACGTATACTGCCCCGCCAACAGTAACACAAATATGGCAGACAGATGTATCTGGATTTAGCACTGCCGGGCAAGCTGGTACGTATCTTAAAAATGCAATGCCTACGTTTACCTATACGGCCCCTCTTAATTCCGCACAAACTGCATCTGCTGTATGGGATGCATTACTTGCATCATATACAGTCAACAATTCGTTTGGTCAAAGAGTGTTGCGCTCAACGACCTCGCAATCTACCTGTGCAGTAACTGGGTCAAACCATATTGCGGCTGATATTCATGAACTTCAGGCAGGGGTAATAACATCGGCTGACTTTAGTGCTAACGCTATTGATGCAAATGCTCTAGCCACAGATGCTGCTACTGAAATTGCAACTGCAACGTGGACAGTTGACCCGTCTCTGTTTGCTAGTAGTACAGCAGGTTACTGGTTATATCAATCAGGTTTAAATAGCCAACAAATTGTTAGTGATACTAATTTAATGACAGGTAGCCCATACATTGAATCGATAGGCGATACATTGCTCAATCGTAATCTTGCTGGTGGTTCTAACACTGGACGTTTAGTTAAAGAAGCACTCTACGCACTCCGTAATAAGTCAGAGATTGTCGGAAGTACGTTGAATGTGTACAACGCAACAGATGGTGCTATTGCTTGGTCGGCGGCGGTTGCATCTAGCGGCTCTGCTGTACCTGTAACAGGAGTTGATCCAGCATAATGGCAGCTGGATACAGGTCACGTATATTTTGGTGGTTTACCGGCTATAACGCTGGTGGGACTGCTCCACCTGCTCCTGAGTTATGGACACGACCCGGCACAGTCACATCTACCTATACTCAAGATGGAACGCTTAGTAATGCATGGGCGCAATCTGAAACAGTAACTTCCACGTATACTAGAACAGGTACATCTACTGATCCTTGGTCGCGCCCCGGTACGTTAGGATCAACGTGGACTAAGGAGCAAACGTAATGCCTACACGAATGGTAACAAATAACCAGCAAGCATTTACTTTAGGTGATGCAAAATTTACTGGGCTTGATACATATAACTCTCCAAATAAATTACAAGAAGGCTACTTTCAAAAGCTAGATAACTTACAAATCTATGGCAACACATTACAGCCACGTAATGGGTGGAATACGTGTTGGCACTCAACTACTGGTAGTCCTAATTTTGCGTTACCTCAGCCAATTTGGGAAACTGTTGCGCTAAAAGATAATGGCCAGCAGAGCAAAATTGTTTTTACTTGTAATAGCAAATTGTATTACTGGGACACAACAACATACGGAACATCTAATAATCAACCTGTTGAAATTTTAGATCGTACTACTGGCACGTCGTTTGCTTTTAGCAATAGTGAAAATGTACGGATGGTTTCGTTTGGTCAGTATATCTATGGTGTTGCTGGTGGATCACAAGCATTATTCCGTGTGCGCATGAATGACAATGTAGTTGAGGGTGAATCAATACCACAACTCGTAAATATCTCTCCGTATTCTCCGATTGCAACAGCAACGTCTATTATTGTCAGGGCACTTAGCAATACTAATAAGTCGGCTATTGACACTACGAGTTTTGGTTCTGTTCCTACTGTTTTTGTAAGTGCTACAGTCACTTTAGGCACAGCAACAATTGCATATGTCACTCCCGCATCTAGTCGTTTTATCGCTAATCAACCAGTTGTATTCAGTACATCTACGGTTACAAACATAGTTGCTGGCACAACGTATTATGTTATTTCTACAGGACTAGTCAGCACTGGATTTCAAATTTCTGCATCAATTGGTGGAACAGCAATAACACCTACTGGTGGAACCGGAGGAACATTCGTTGTCAGAGCAGATGGAGCAAACGTATTAAACAACGGAGCTATTGCATCTAGTACAGCTTCTGGTTTTGGTGAATGGAATTACAACACTGGAGATACCCAGCGTATTACTTCAGGAACTAAGTTAGTAGGTGGTATTACCTACAACGTATTTTCAAACACAGCCAAAAACCCAGACAACTACATCCTAACACGTGACGGTGCTACTGGATTTTGTTTGAAGATTGATCAAGCACAAGACTATTTCTTTCAAGACATTGATGTGCGAAACGTACTAGTAACTAAAGATGAGACACCTTTAGCATTTACTGGTACGGCGTCATCCAGTACATTGACTATTGCTGGGGGACACAATCTAGTTGTTGGTCAGATTATTCGATTCACAGTAACAGTTGCTGGATTAACTGCTGGTACAAACTACTACGTAAAATCAATCACTACGACTACATTAACTGTTACAACTGATTCCACTCTGGCTGGAGCAGCAGTTACGCTAACTTCTCCGGGAGTTACGTTAGGCGCAACGTATATTATTCCGCAGCATAATGCAGGTTTGTATGCTTTGACTTTTTATGCATACAACCAAGATGATTTAACTAATTTTGTTAGCCAGAACAATATTGATGTCACGGTACAAGGATATTGGAAAACGGCCTCTAGTGCTTTTTCTTCATCCAATGAAATTGCTGGAGCAGTACTTCAAACTACTGTAGAAATTGCAGCAGGACAAAGTTCTGCTGACTGGCAAAAGATACAGATTATTGTGGACTTTAGGTTGTTTGACAAGATACTAACAGGGTTAAAGTTTAGAGTTCAAGCAGCTTTCAACAGAGGAGGAGATTCCTTTGTTTACTTAGATGACTTTACTTGTCATCCTGTTAACAGTAGATTTCAATTATCTGATACGCAAGATGACCCAAAAGGCCTCGTAAAGATTAATACAAATCAGGCCAATAATACTTTTATCAATGAAGCCCTTCCGACAAATCCGTTTGTAGACTATGTCCAAAACGAATACGTCAAAATAAATATTACGCCTACCGTAGAATTTACGGCTTCTATCAATAACGCTGCTATAACTACTAGTGCTCCGCATGGACTGAATGTAGGTAATGCAGTATTGTTCACAACGACAGTAGGTGGCACGTCTACATCTACGACTTACTACGTAAAAGGTATTTCCTCACCAACGCAATTTGTTGTTACGACTGATCAAACATTAATTGGAAATGCATTTGTATTTACAGCTAATGTTGCAGTAACAACTAACTATTACCAAGCAACTGTTGATTTACGAAACGTCCAGTCAATCAGTGTCGCGTCGGCGTTTAGTGACAAGATCAATCAGTCAGTACCACCATTTAGTTTGGGAATACGTAATGGCAACAGTATGTACTTTACTGGCCAGTGTACATACGACAAAGACCAAGGGTTTTTAACATGGGCACTGTTTCCAATTACTACATCTGTCAGAACTCAAGTAGCTGCTGTTTACATCAAAAATGATTTTGACCTTAATGGCTTTTATAACAATGAGTGGGTAATTAGTTTTGGTGATGTTGTTCGTCAGGGATCTCTTACACCTGACTCTATTTATACGTATACATTTAGTTTGTGGAGACCATACGCATTACCAACTACAACGGCTACTCCTAGCTGGGCAAGTGTAAACTTTACTGCTTCTCTTAGTGGAACACTATTGACTACATCTACTGCTCATAACTTAGGTGTAGGTTCATTGCTTACTTTTACTGGCACAACAGGTGGCGTCTCTACTACTACGACTTATTATGTAAAGACTGTACCTAGCACTACTACATTTACAATAACTACTGACTCGTCATTGATTGGTACTACTTTTCAATTCTCTGCTGCTGTTACTTTGGGCGCAAACCAATTTACTCCAACGCCTGAAGTACCAAGCGGTAATGGGTTTGAGACAGTGCCGTCTAAATTAAGTAATGAAGTGACTGTTACATCTGCAATAAACAGTGTCACTCTATCTATCCCATATACATGCACACAACTAAAGAATGGATTAACAGGAAGCAACCCAATATATAAGTACTGTTTGATCTATAGAAACAACGCACGTTCTGGTGGGGTTCAACCAAAGTTGATTGGATTTATCGACCTTGACACTGGATCAGTATATTCATCTGGTTCTGTCTGGAAGGGTTTGACTACGTCTTCATCTGGAGTCTCTACTAACTTAACTATTACAGATCAAGTAGAAGACTCATCTTTGTTTTTTGATAATGGTCCGGGAACATTAGGCTATAGATTACGGACAGGTAAAGATCAATTTCCTGTCGGTGCTGATGTAGTTTCTACTTACAACCAACGATTGTTTGTTAGTAAGAAGAATGCCATTTACGCTAGTTGGTTGCTCAATCCGGGTAATGAATATGGTGTATACACAACATTACTTCCTGACGTAACTGACCCTGAAGTTGCAATAAAGGGTACTCAGTTCAGTATCAGTAATAAGACAGATGAAGAACAGATTCAAGCAATGATTGCCGTACAAGGTGATGGCTTGATGAGAGACAACAGTACTACTGCTGCTATGGTTATCATGCGGGAGAGGAGTACTTATCTCCTGACGGGAGATAGTCCGCATAATTTTGCAAGCCAAGGATTTTTACAACAAGGAACTGCAGGACTTGTTGCCAAGCGTGGTTATGCAACTGTTATGAACCGCCTTGTGTACTTAACTGCAAGTGGCTTGATGGAACTGCAGAGTACAGTTCTTACTCCTAAATCTATTGCTCTTGAAGGCGTCCTTAATATCAATAGCCAAAACTTTACTACTCAGTCAAATAATTACATCAGCCCTACGTTATATTCTAAGGTGGTTGTAGCAAGTCAAGATCGTCGTATTATTATGTTGGCTCCAACCCAAACTGATAATACAACTACAGCAAACAGTAGAACCTATGTTTATGACCATCGTAACCAAGGATGGTTTACTTGGATTAATCCTGTTGGATTTACAAGCTTAGTCGTACTTGAAGCTGCTGATGACACACAAGAGTTATATGCTGGTGGCCGAGATGGAAAGTTATACAAGTTAGAAAGTTGGTCTGACAATGTATATGCATCTACAGCAAACACTACTAGGGCATCAACACCTATCTCGTGGGAAATCAATACACGGCAATATGGTCAAACATTTGCAGAAGGCGCAATGTATTACAGCGCAAACAAGTTACACTCATTGTTATTGCATATTGATAATCAAGCCACTACCGAAATGTATATAAACTGGAGTATTACAAGTATTAAGGGTTACAGTACTTCTGGGATATATGCTTGGCATCCATCAACCAATGAAGTAGTATCACTGCGAAGTATTTCGCGAACCGCTGATGCACAGGCGTTCAATATCAATTTGACGGGAAGTACATCTCATCCATGGCGTATGTTTGCATTGCATGCGACAACTACTGAAGGAAATACACCGAGAACATAATGGCAATACCCGGTCCTGTTACAACTCCAGATTCATCATCTGGTTCACGTCGTGCTCCGGCATTAAACAAAGTTTATGGGCCGGGAGTGTCTGGATTAATACAGACTATACGTACGTATGTTGGTAATCCAACTGTGCCATATTCTGCTAACCAAATGCAGCAGACAATATACAAGTCTGACAATGTGGTTATGTATGCAGATCAATTGGCAATATGTGATGCAACAACAGGTAGTTTTGTATTGACATTACCGCAGGCTGCATCATGTTATGGCAGGAGAGTTATTGCAGCTAAAATGGATTCATCAGCAAACACAATATCGTTTGTTGTTGATTCTCCATCTAGCCTTTGGAAGTATTCAACATGGACGTCGTTATCTAAGCAGTATGAAACTGTTACGTGGCTTGCTTGTTTAGATGCATCAGGTAATTATGGGTGGCTTGCTTTACTAGATAAGGCCGTAGTTTAATAGGATAGGTATACAAAATGGCAAACAATCGACAAATTGGTGGAGCAATAGGTGGCAAGATTGCTGGCGCTTTTGGTGGGCCATTGGCCGACATGGGCGTTAGTTACATCTTAAACAATCTGATTAAGCCAAATAAAAATCCATATCTAGAACAACAGAAGTCTGCCTACAACGCTAAGCGTAGGCAGATGAATTATTTTCAATCTATGCTTGATAAGCAGGATGCACGTAATAAAAAGTATCAGCCTATGTATGACAAGATGACTGATATGGCTATCGAAGGTGCTAATAAGCCTTTGACCAACACAGACATCTTTAAAGGGCTTGGTCCTGCTAACGAAATACTAAACAATAACGCACAGGCTGCAAGTGCAGCTGGTGCAGATATGGCAAGTAAGTCTGGCTTACAAGGTGGAGCACGAGTCGGATTACAGAACTCTATTAATAACACCAATCGTTCTGCTATTAATAAAAGCATTAGCGATTATTCAAATGCGTATGAATTACAAGCGCCAGCACGTATGGCTGCTGCAGCAAGTATGGCTGGGCAGAACTATCAAGACTCTCAAAATCAATTAATGAGTATGCTTGGTGGAATGCAACAAGGTTACAACGAACTTGGGAACATGGCAGGTGAGCTTGGCAATACGTACAACAACCAGCTTGCTGCACGTCAAGGCGATCAATCAGCGTTGATGAGTATGCTTGGTGGCATGAGAGCTGATCAAGCACAACGTCGCCAGTTTGATGCGCAGATGAAGCAACAACAAGCTATGAATGACGCTCAGATAAAAGCAATGCAAACATATGGTCAATCCTATAATCCTTATTTACCCGGAGCTACAGGTACTGTATTTGGTCAACAAAAGCCAGTAAGTATTGGTGCTAATTTAGGATTTGCACCGCAACCTAGTATTAACTCAGCTTACAATCGTAGTGGTTTCCAGTTAAGGCCTTAAGGTAGATAATCAACATGACAAGCGCTACTCCATTACTTGCTTATTTACAATCACTGCAACAAGGTCAACGTCAGTCCGAGCAAATGCGTCAGCAGTTTGGAATGCAAAACCTTGAACAGCAGAAAAACAATGCTCAGTTCCTTATGGAATTAGGAGACAAAACAGAAGCGCGTAAACAACAGCGCCAGCAATTTGATTGGGCTAAAGCTGATCGAGATAGGCAGTCATTGTTAGATTCTCTTGCGCAAGCTGATAGAGACCGTCTTCTCACGAAAGAAAAAGAAGACAGGACGGCTGCAGTCAATGCATACATACAAGGTAAAGCATCTCCTTTGTCTGCTGCGTACAATAAGGTACTTAGTACACGTAAGCAAATTGAAGACTTAGCTAAGTCTGGTAAGCGCATGCTTCCTTCACAACTTGAAGCATTGCGAACGGGGATGAGTAAAACCGAATCTGACTATGCTGCAGCATTAAAGCAATTCCAGACAGATACTGCTGGCGATACAACCTATGGCATTGACTGGAATCCAGTAACTAAAAAGTATGAGCTTGGTGAGTTTGCAATGCCTGATGCGTTTAGACGCAGAGGTGTTGCACCACAAGAAACTACAACACAGCAGTTCCCATCACAGTTTTCATTACCTGCTACAAGTCAAGGCGGAGGACCTATGGGTACGGGTCCAACCATCATTGATGGAAATGAACTAGCTGCACCTGCAGGTGTTCCTGTTTCAATGATGGGATCACCCCTTGATAAAGTTTTTCAATCTGGAGTATTGCCAGCAAATTCATTTTTAGGCATTGGTGTCCCACCAACTAAGTTGGCTACATCACAAAAGCCTACTGTTGTACCTCAAGTAGATCCCCTTACAGCATTAGCAGCATTGCGTACTAGGTTAGCCAAGAATGTTCAAGGAGGCGAGTGGTCACCAAGTGAAATTGATGTTCCAACAAATGAGATCATTAATAAAATTGTTGATGCTTACTTTAGTAATCGTGGCAGTTCATTTAGATCTAACAAGTTTAACGACCAAGTTTATGGCGGTAACTTGACTGACCTTCTTAATGATTATCGTGGGCACATTGGTAATGAAGCTGAGATTCAGCGGTTTCTTGATTCTGAACTAGTTGGTGACTTAGCTGACTATGCACCAAATGTAGTTGGCCGTATTGCTAGTCGTATATCAGATAAGGGTTTTATTGACCCAAAGGTCATTGAACGACTTGCAAATGAATCTAAAAACGCACGAGCTGCACGAGCTGACGAACTTCAACAGACAATTGCACGAAAAGAAGAAGGTCGCAAGCAAGCAAAGTTTAATCAAGAGCGTGGTTTGTGGCAGCTTGAAAATAAAGAAGCTACCCTTAGAGTTCAAAAGCTTAGGAAAGAAATTGACAATATTGGTAAAGCTGATCCTGCCAAACCTGAAAGCTTGTCAATGGTAGTAAGCCGAGCTGTAAACACATGGGATAATGTGCAAGGACAACAAACATCAGCGCACCTCAATGAAACAATTAAAAGCCTTGAGCGTGACATTGTAGCCTTGAAACCAAAAGGTAAAAGCAATGTTGGTGGCACTACAACTGAGATTGAAAATAAACGTACTCAAATTGCAGCATTGCGTGGATTAGTAGCTGATGTTGGAGTTAAAAAAGGTGATTTTGTCAGGGCTATTGTTAGCGGAAATAAAGCCGATGCTATGCGTCTTATTGACGAAAGCAGCAAAAGTTTTAGACAAAAGATGAGTGCTGTTCCCGGATTAGCAGAAGTGTATAACAGTGTTCCAATACCACAAGTTACTAGTGGTGGTACTGGTGTTTCAGGACGTGCTGGTGGAGACGAATAATAATGCCTCAAGGTGCAATCAAGCGTTACAACCCTAAGACCCGTAAGTATGAAACAGTAAATGTAGATACGACTGGTTCTAAGAAAGCTATTGGTACAGGCACTACAGAAGAACGCAAAAAGCTTTCGCAATGGGTTACTCAATTTGATTCTGTTGCTGCTAAGCCTAAGCGCACTAATAACGACTACGCACAAATTATTCGTCGTGACTCTAATGGGACCGACATTACAAAGTACGCATTAAACGAAGCCTTGCGTCAAGGTGTTATTGATACAACTACACATAGGCAACGATTAAAAAAATACACTGACATTTTAAATGAGGTATCTAGTCGTCCAGTTACTGTTAGTGGAAAGCCTGTTACGTATTTAGATCCGAGTACAAAAAAAGAACGCACATTGATGCGTAGTGCGTTTATACAAAATGGTAGTTATAACTTTGATCGCCCTATTGAAGATGTCTTAATCGACAAAACTAAACGTCGTAATGAAATGCAATCTCAGGTTGATTCAATCAAACCTGTTGATGAGCAAGCACTTATTGGTAACTACCTTGGCGCAGCAGCGCGTGGCACATACAACCGTGAGTCTATCCCAAAGATTGCTCGTGGTGCATACAAGGGCGTAGCAGCACAAGCTGGCGACATTATGAGTTGGGGTACTCAGCGATTTAGAGATACCGGATTAGATATTGGTGCTGGAGAAACTCCAGAAGAAACAATGGCACGTCGTCAAACTGAAGACCAGCAGATGCGAATTGCTCGTGCTGCGGTAGCCAATAGGTTTAATGACACATCTACCAATGAAGGTATGGCTGGCACAGCTGGAAGTGTAATGGGAGGCTTTACAGGACCTGCTGATGCACTAGAAGCTGGTGGATATATTGCTGCTAATACTGCACCTCAAGTACTAGGAATGATGGCAACTGGTGCAGCTATTCCAAAGGCTGCTGCAGCTATTGGTCTTAGTCCAAAAGTAGCACAGGGTATTTACGCAACTGGATTGATTGGCGGGCAAGCACTTGAGGCAATTACAGGAAATCCTGTATTAAATGTTCTTGGTAATCCATTAGGGGCAATGCGTCGCTCTGGTGGAGAGTTAGGTCAAGAGAGTGAAGAAAACCTTGCACTTGCACAAGAGATGGCTCCTGCTGCACAAGGTCTTATGGACGTTGCTGGCTTGACTATTGGTATGGCCCAGTTTGGAGCAAAGAGCGTTATTAGTGGCGCAAAAAATTCAAAAGCATTATTAGGCACAGCACAAAAAGAAATTGCTGCAGCACAACGCAGTGCTACATCGATGTTCCCTCCTGCCCCAACTGCATTAAACATTGGATCACGAGCACGAATGCTAGAGGCTGTACGTCCTACAGGACAGATGTTAAGTGCTACTGCAATCAATGCTATTGCTAATGCATCTCCTATCATTGCTACAGAAATTGCTAGATCTGGAGCATTGGGATTTGCAGGAGTAGATAAGAATAAATTCCAAGCACCTAAAGCAACTGACGTTGTTAGCGCTTTAGCCGGTGGTTTGTATGACTATGCGCCTCAGCGTTCTTTAATGGGTCGTTTTAATAAGTATCAAACAGAATTGGCTGTTGGTGCTCAAGCTCGTTATGACGTTGACAGCCAAGTCCGTAAAATGCAGCAGGAAGCGATTAAAAGTTCTCCTCTGTTAAATCACTTAATTAATACGACAGGGTTGTCTCCTGATCAAGCGTTGGCGTATGCAAGTCAAAGGCATCAAGAAGAATTTCCCGGCCAAAGAATTAATGACCTTAATGATTTAAATCAATTACGTGAGTCACGTGAAATTGAACAGGGTTATATGCCAACCCTTAATAGTAATGTTCTACGTTCTGTTAACGAGCGTACTGGTGCACCAAAGCGTTTACTTGGAATGGAAATCGATCAGCCGTTAAAGGCTCAATCTGGCGTAGGTATGCATTATGACCTACTTCCATTTTCTTCTGCATTCCGCAAAGCATCTGCTACTGCTGGTGAGAAAACTGCGCTTGATGCATTACGTCAGCAGACAAGTACATCTGAAGCAGTAGCCGCTGAAACACCTAAGAGTAAGAAGGCACTACCTTATCCATCAATGGTTATTGAAACGGATCAGGGACCAAAGCTTGCTATATACAAACCAGACCTTAGTGGTATCTATTTAACAGACGACACGTCTTCTCCAACGTCACATACGCTTACTCCGGAATCATTTGAAGTTACTGTAAGTGCATTACCTCGTGAAAACTACGCTGCAGGTATTGCACGATTTAACCGAGAAGACATGGCTCGTATTGACTGGGCGCAACCACCGATGGCAGATGGTCGTGTTTATCAATACACAGTACGTGGATTTAACCGAGGTGGCTTTACCGTAACGCGAACTGTACGTGGCTCTGAAGGCACTGGCCCTACTGTTTCTTACACTGCCAGTCGAGAAGAAATCATGCGTACTGCTCCGCCAAGTAAACGTGATCAATTAACTAAACAGCTTGACGACTTAGCTGAAAGCTTTGGTGTCCCCGGATTACAAGGGTCTGGTCGTGGCATTAATTATTCCGATACATCTTTTGGCGATGTAGATAGAAAAGAATTTCCTTCTACTGTCTATGTAGGCAAATCTACAGCCGAAGGATCAAAGGGTGTAGTGCCAACTCGTTTAATTAACAACAAGGGTGCATTTAATACATATCAGGATCCTACTGGCGGTATCTGGCGAATACCAAAAGAAGCTGACACAAATCAGCGAACGCAAGTATTAGAGCCAGTTGAAACTCGCCAGCGAACCTATGCTGGTACTGGCTATGCTGAAACACCATTAATCCAAGCGCAACAAATTGGTCGCCCAATGGTTGACGTTAATTACCTTGACATTAATTTAACAGGAACACAAGAAGGTGTACGTCGTGTTTATATTAATGAAAAGGATCGCAAGTGGCTTAAAGATAAAACAAATGAATACCGCCAAGAGTTAGCTGACGCTAAAAATGAGGGCGGTGATTTAGATAAGGTTGACACAAAGTTTAACGACGAGATACACGACTATCTTAAAAAGATCTCTTCTACAGGCAAGCCTGATAATGAAGATGTTAATTACAAGTATGGTTATGTTGGTAAGTTTGATGATGAAAAATTTGACGCACATGAAGGCATGCCTATCCGTATAGGTGATGTAGTTCGGTTTGCATCAAGCGTAGATGAAAACGGAAACGTCAGTGCAAACAGTCGTTTGGCTCATCACTTTATTGATAGAGGTGTTGTTGTTGGTGTTGACCACAACGGTGTTCACGTAAAGATTGCAAACCAATTACCGGGAATCATTGGTGATGAGGGAGGACGTACTGTTCTTGCGCACCCAGAAACACTGGTCCCAGAAACGCAACCACATTTAGGATACGACCAACAAGGCATTATGCGTCTTGAGCGTGTTTCTGACCTTGATGCTCCAATCCCTGCTAAGCCTGTAACACCAGAACCACCAAAGGTTGAAGAAAGTCTTAGCCCAACTGAGACAGTTGACGCAATGATTGATGCAGATGGATTAGCACCAGATCCTGCGTACCGAGCTACTTTGCAAGAGGCACAAGCTAAACTTAGCCGCAATGGAACAATTGCATTTGTCAGAGATTCTGTTGTTGAAGTATCGCAAACAAAGCAACTTGAACCACAGACTGCTAAAGATGCAGTGACAAATATACTTAATGACGACAACGTGTTACCTGAACACAAAGAGCGTATTGTCAGTGCTGTCTTATTGCTTGATATTGATGGAGCTGATTTAAACTCAATCAACAAAATCAATCACATGATTGATGCTGTAACAGAATGGCATGCTGGTAGTCGTCCAGTAAACATTCAGTCCGACATAAGTGCAACTGTGCACTTCAGTGGTACTACCTTAGAAAAAGCAGTTCAGCGTGATGTTAATACCCGTGCGTTAGAAGCAGTACATGGTTGGCGATCTGGTCAGCGATTAACTACACGTGTTGCTAACTACATTGACAAGCTTAATTCTCAAGGAGCCAACATTACTCCTGCTCAAGCTACTTCTATTCAAACAAGAGCTAAGCAGATGGCACAAGTTGTCACTCCATTACGAAGTCTTTTGATTGGTAATGGAGTTACATCACAAGAGATATGGAGTTTTGCAAGTCGTTTAAGTCAACGTGACCAGATGGCATTAGCGGTTAGACTCCAAGGTATAAACAAGTCGAGTGAAAACTCTGTAACTGTGAAACAACTTAAGGGTCAAATGCAAGGATTGATTCCTGCATCACAAGGTAAAAGGACTCTTACGTTTGACGACTTTGACGCTGCTAACGGAAGGTTCTTTGCAGAGGTAAAAGCACAGGCTCAACGTAGGCAAGCTGAACAGGCAAAGATCAGTTCTGCAGATCCAAAGGTCTCAATGTCTGACTTGAACGATGCTATAAAAAACATCAAGCCAGATGATCCTGCAATGAAAGAGATTTTCAATAACCTATCTAAGCAGGACATGCCTGAGACGCAGTTCCGTCAGTACTTTGCGGATATGAAATTCCCTAATAGTGAAATGACTATTGGGGAGGCAGCCGACCGTATCAAAAATGGTACGTTTGCGGATTACATAGAAACAAGTAATCGCGTTCAAGCTGTTGTTCGTCGTGCAGGTATGCAAGGCAGTAGGCTTGTTGTTGAAGACTGGTCTAATATCCTGTCTCCATTAATTGAACGTTTACCTACGCCAGAAGCACGTGAAAGCGCAAAGACTTACACGGAAAGCGAAATGGCTAGGGCAATGAATCAAGGCCCTGAGAATGCAGCATTAAAAGCACAAGAGTTAATGACAGGCCTTCTCAATAAAGTAGTTGACCCAACGTTAGATGATGCAGCACGTGTTGCAACTGCAGTAAAAGAAGTACAGCAGAAGACTCTTGCGGTTAACCCAGTACTCAAGCGAATTGCTTCTTTACTAGCAACTGACGCAGAAGCCCAGCAACGAATGGACTCTGCTAATGAAGGCCGTGGTGGTGAAGTTGTTGAAGGTGCAGTTGAGCGTGTGCAGTCAGTCTTTGATGCAATCTATGACTTAAACGCATCACAGCCTCTAAAGCCATCTATTGTTAGTCAGGATGTATTTGATGCAGTCAATGCATCTGTCAAAGAAGCATCTACGTGGCTTAGCGAATACGGCTCAACCAATATTCGTAATGCTACTTGGCAACTGCCATTACAAAGTGAAAGCGGTTTGTTTGGGCATACACCTACTGGAGAAGCTATTGATCTTACCCAGAAGAGTGCTATGGGCAAGAACGGTATGACGTTGATCTTCCGTGATGCCTTAGATGTTCAAGGTGCAAGCCCAGAAATGAAGATGCTTATTGACAACATGGCAGCTTCTTTGGCAGACGTTTACGACCTACATGCATATAGTTATGCAATGCGTCACGTTGATTATCAGATGAAGTCCGGAACTGTTGACTCAGCCAATCAACACGTAATGTCTTTGTTATCCGCAGTCGCTAAAACAGCAACACCGGAACGTGCTGCCATTATTGAAGGTTTGATCAATGACGTGCGTGAAGGTCAGCCACTTGCCTACAAGAAGGACAAGTCATTTGGCAGTGTAATTAAAGATGCATTTACTGGCGCAGGTGATGCAGATTATGGTTCTAAGTTAGAGACATTTATTTACACTCATCGTGCAGCTCAGGTGCAGCATGAGTTCTATGCAAGTAACGCTCGTGTGCTTGTAAGTTCTGCTAAGTCAAGCGACTTCTCTCCTGCAAGTAACATTGGTACTAGCTTTGCTTCAATTACAGCGCAACGGAATAAGAATCGTGCGACTGAACGTGCTCAGTTAAACTTACTCCTACACCTAAATCGCACTGGTGATGAAGCGCGTGACACATTGAGCCTTGGGCACGAAATGTTTCACGGAGTGTTTCACACTTTACCCTACAAGGAGAAACTCGATTTTGCTGTCAATGCAGTTGAGTGGTTGCACGATTCGTTAGGGAAAACAAACTCTGAGGTTGGCAAGACGTTAGTCAAGTTAAAAGCTGCCGAGCAGACATTTAAAGCAAAGTACTCAGAGTTACAAGATGCTGTTGCAAATGCAACCACTGATGAATCTTTAATTGCTGCACAAAACGCATTAGATGATTTTGAGTTCAGATCGTTTGTTGATATGCATGCGGATACAACCGATATCCTGTACAGCAATCCTATTGTTAATGAGTTAGTCACCACTACGATGATGACTGCAGCAATGAATACTCCGACAATCTTTAGCAAGAACTACGACCCATCGTCATCTGCTACAGCAATTATGTCTCGCGTAGGTGAGTTTGCTAAGATGGCTGTTGTAAAAATGCAATCAGGTTCTTACCAAGGCCCTGACTGGGTTACGACTAAAACGGCTGACGGGAAAGCAGTAACTGGATATCAGCATAGATGGCAATTGCCATTCTCATCTTTTGTTGCAAGTAAGAATGGGCGTGATTACTCTACTCCATTGCCACTTGGATCAACTATCTCACTGTTGAATACAAACAGTTTAGTTGATGGTCCAACCAAACTTACGTTAAGGAAAGACATTCCTGTTGTTGGTTATGCTGCTGGAGCAAAAACATCTGATCCAATGACAGCCCAAACATCACGTATAGATTTAAGTGGTGGACGTACTCGTGTACCGGGCGCATCAAAGATATCTACAGCAACTACCCTGCATGTAAATAAGAATGTAGTAGAGTTGAAGAGTGTTCCAGCTGAATTAGTCGGAAAACATGTTGCTGATTATCAAGGTAAGAAATATTACGCACTTGATTCTGAGAATGGTATTCCAGTACTTTCGGTTGATGGTATTTCAGTAAAAGACCGAATAGACGGTTACGCATATTTGGTTACAACTGATGAAAAACCAACGCTGAAGTCTAAGTATATGATTCTTAAGCCAGAAACAATGCCACAGGACGCTGTTGTTTCTGGGCGAGCTGCTCAGTGGAATTCTCAGTTGTCATCTGTTTTGTACAATGTATGGGGTAAAACTTCTGCGCTTGCATCCAGTATGGTTGGTCGTGTTGATGTTGTTTCGTACAATCAATTAAAGCAACGTGCTATTAGCACAATGTCCAACGTAGAGGGAATGCCTAGCAAAAACGTAGGTAATTATGACGTTGGTCAAGATGCATATGAAGGGACTATTGAACACGCTGCTGGTGTAATGTCTCAACTTGGAGCTGGTGCAAAGATTCAAGAATATGCTGACCAAGCACTTGTAAGCACATATGAGTGGATTAATAGAACTATCCCAGAAGAGCAAGATGCTGTAAGAGAACGTATTGATAGAGGTTTAGATTCTGCTCGCCGATCGTTGTTTGGATTAACATCACAGGATATACGGCAACGACCACAGATAAACTACGACCCAATTCAAACTAGTAGATTTTTAGTATCTGACGATGGCAACTTAAAGGGTCATCCGTTAATGTTCTACACTGCTCGAACTGGAGCTGCTCGTTCTGAAGGACTTGTAGTTCGTGATGTAGCTGCTGACTTAATGGATTACTTCAATGGCTTTGACGAATCCAATGAAGTTGCTGACAAGGTGGCAAATGCTTTACTGAAGTCTCAAGACGCTGCGGCATTTCAATCTGAAATGACTAAGCAGGGTCTAGATGAAGATCAAGTCAAGAAGGTTGTTTCAATACTTGAGCAAAATGCTGGTGTATCTACAACGGGTGTAGCATTTAGTAATGACACTGTAGTTGGATTACTCCGTGACTTTATTACTGGTTACAGTAATTGGACTGATGGACCTAAGCAACGAACAGTATCTGATTTTAACTCTACGCTTCAAGGTTTAGTTGATGGAGAGATGGTTCCTCACATCGTCAATCAACGAGCTTTAATTGCTAATGCAGCAAGAGCCTACGCTCAAATGCGTGGCATGCCAGTTGGTCAAGTTCTTGAGAACATGGGCACAAATCTTCATGGTGAAGAATATGCAGGTGTATCTGCTGTTGCGCATATGATGTCGTTAGACTTGAACAATCGCTCCGCTGCAATGAAGTCCTATAACGACTATTCTATTCATGATGTTATCTGGGTAAATGGTAGCAAGGATCCAGTTGTAATCTTAAAAGAGTTTGGTAAGGCAAACCGGTACTCGGCTGATTTACGTGAGAAAGCTTCAGCGGATAGCAATGGCATATTGTATTTAGCCGTTGATCAAGCTGAGAACACTGTACGTATTGCCACTCCTAAAACAAATCCTGTGACAGGTGAAACAACTTACGTACTTGGTAAGAATGTGCATGATGGCAAGGCTGGTAGTGAAGCCATTGCAAGGCATTTTGATTTACCAACATCAAAGGGTACGTCGGCATCAACTGGTGAGATGTTGTTCAGAGGAGACGAGTTACCAGACGGTGGTTACGGACGTAAGCAACAGCAGGTGTATGACAACGTAAACGATACTAATGTTTACGTAAACCGATCCAATGAAGAAGTTGCTTCTCCGGGATTAAAACTACGCCTTGCTGGATTGATGTCTGGTGGTCAAAAGTCATACGCTGGCGGTCAGTTACTTACGATTATTAATATGCTTCAGTCAAGCAAAAAGGTAGGTCAGTCGCAAGTTGTTACTGTACCTCTTCCTCATTCATGGGGCGCAGACATGTACGATCCAACAGGACCGTATAGCGGTGAGTTTAAATTTGCAAACTTTGATCAGGTGCTAGATGCAATTGAGAGTGACCCTAATGGTGAGATGTACAACGTACTGCCTCGCCATTTAAAAGTTACCTATGAAGGAAAGGGTAAGTTCACCATTACTGACATGGGCTTAGTTGGTAATGAAGAATCACCAATGCGTCGTTCGCTTGGTAACTTTGTTGATGTTGCAGCTGGTCGTGGCAACAGACGTATTGCACCTGTAGAAGTTTACGTAGCACGTCGGTTGCTTGCAGAGCAGGACATCATTGCTGGCATAGCTCCAACACCAGAAGAAGTTGCCGATGGAATTGACCCTCGTCAATCCAGCGTGTTCAAGCAAGTTGAGACTCCTACTGGAAAGAATCCATTGTCGGGTGATCCGGGTCAGTGGAATAGACGTTCGTTATTCTCTCAGGGATATGACCCACTTGCATTGGCCGATGACGTTCAATCGCCATTAGCTAAAAGCCCTGTAGCAGAAGCAGAAAATGCTGTAGTTGATGAAGTCAATGTAGTGCTTGATGAATCCTTAAAGCCAGATCAAGTTGAATTTGACGTGGACTCTAGTGGTGTTTACCAAGCTCGTGGCGGAGCAAACATGGCTGGTGTACATGCGGGACTTGATTTTGTAGCAAACGCATTCAACGAGTTGAATGGTACTGCTCGATTATTAATCCTTGGCGGTGATATGGGTGTAGCATTCAACCAGTCATGGATGCTTGCAAACCCAGCAGTCATGATTGAACACATGGCTGATCCAAACAACCGTAGCTTTGGTCCAGCCATGGCAATGCGAGCAATAGGAGCAGCTTTACCAAACACTCCTGCATTGATGGGAGATGCATTTCACAACAGTAAGATTCCTGTAAGTGCATGGGGTGACAACTATGTCCATGTCATGATGGAAAAGGTCTTAGCCAAAACACCGGGGTTAACTTTAGATATGCTTGAGTCTTATGGACTCAACCTTGAGTACTTACGTTGGCACAAAGAATGGAAGGAAGGCTTGTTGAATAACCCTGACATTCAACGAGAAGACGTTCCACTTAACTATCGCCTTCGGGATTACTATGGAGACAGCAAAGTAGTTCAAAAGGTAATGCCACACCTTGCGCCTCTTGAGCGAGCAAACGTCTTCTATAAAGACCTTGCTGCGTTGATTGACTTCCAGCGTGTATGGCAACAAACACAGGAAGCAGTTCCGCCATCTGACAAGCGTGATGCTAGTGGAAACACGCAGGTTGCTGGTGATAGCACAAGCCGTCCATATTACCGAGAGAACTTACGTCGCCAATACGCAGAGGCTATTAACCTTCTTAACGGTAATCAGTCTGGCCAATATAGTGATGTAGAAGGATTAGCACGAGCGCAGAAGGCTGTAGCCAATATGTTTATCTCATCTAGGTATGCTCGTAGCCGTGTGCTGTTGAACCCAGTGCTTGGATTAACGGTATTTGGATTGAAGTCTGGTGCTAATAAAATCTCTCGTATGGCAATTGGTAAAGACGTTGCTAATACTACATTGGAAAGACAAGTCTATGGTCTAGGATCAGAAGGATTTGACTGGAGAGTTCGCAAGCACATTATCAAGCGAGTTCTTGGTGCATACATGAGCAATGCAGGTTTGAAGCTTGCTACTAGTACGCCATTGATCGTCCCTGCTTTCATGTCGTTATTTAGTTCTGATGAGGAAGAACGAGCTGAGGGATTCAAGGTCATCATGGATAACTTTGCTTTCAACAATGGATTCCTCCAGATATCAACACCTTGGGGCAAGAAGTATCAAATGACTATGCCGGGTGCTACAGGTAGGACATTGCGTCAAACTGAAAACATAGCACGGCGTGTATTTACTAAAGATACTGGCGCATGGCAGGACGTACCTGAATGGACGTTTAAGCAGTTTGTTTTGAATCAGTTGTCTCCAATGATGCAAACTATGAAAATGGCTGCATTCGGAAAGACGTTTGATGGTGAAGACGCATTTGCATCTAATGAGTCTTATATGCTCTGGAGGCAGAAGATGATTGAGACTCTTCCTGACGGTTCGCTTAGGAAGACATTAATGGAAATGGCTCCAAGTGAGTTGAGTAACTTTATCGTCAACTCAGTCTTTAACGTATCCGCTAGGGATGCATTAAAAGACATTGACATGAAATTGCATAAGCGTTTAGTATTTGATGAAGAGGCTACGTTGTCTGATGACGATGTACAGTTCGACCTTATGAAGTCTGCATTGAACTTCTCTGGTGCTGGTGCAACTGAATACGATGAGGACTATGAAGCTTGGTTAAAGGTCTATCAAGATGGTGCACCTCGTTATAAGTCTATGAAAGAAGAGCGAGACAATGCCCAATACAAAAATATGTGGCAGGAGTTCAACGGTAAAGACTTTGGTGCATCATTAGACACATTCGTAAGAGGTAGGCGGGAATGATTGACTACAGGCAAACACTAATTGATATTGCGTTGCGGTATGTTGGCACAGAGGAACAGCCGCTTGGCAGTAACCGTGGCTTCCTAATTGATAGGTGGAACGCACAAGTCAATGCACCTATTGGAAGTTTCTGGTGCTGTAGTTTTGTATCTAGTATGGGCATGGAGCTTGAAACTAAATGTGGTATTGACTGGCCATTACCTTTCAGTGCAGATTGCGATGTCGTTTACTGGGCTGCCAAACGTAGACTTGCATTGAGTAAGACTGGATCTCCCGGAGACTTAGTCATATGCCACAGGAATGACGACGCTTACCATATTGGTATTGTTGGCAGTAGAGACGAGAACGGATTGCTTCAGAGTATTGAAGGCAATAGTAACAACGACGGTAGCCGTAATGGGATTAAGGTTGCGTTACGACCTAACGTTATGGCTGGTAGGAATGCTGTAAACGTATCCTATATCAAATGGTCTAAGTTAATTGACGATAACGCCTCTACGATTTTAATTAATGACAAAAAGGTTGATCCGATATTTGAATACGGAAAACTGT